ATCGCAGCATTAGAGACTCCATAATAACTAAAATAATATATTTTGAAAGGCCTAGATTAATTTCTAGGTCTTTTTTTATGCCCTTAATTTACAAGGGTTTATAAATAAAATGAAAAAAAACTTTAAATAAAAGTGAAAATATTTTTTTAATTCCAAAAAAGGTTTTATCTTTGGAGGGTGGGAAACAAACTACCACGTTAAGACAAACAATTATGAATTATTTAGAATTTTCAAAAGAAGCACAAAATTTATTAACAGTAACAATGTCTAAAGTAGAAATGCAATTAGCATATGTTATATATACCAACTTTGATATATCTATTATGGAGTGTGTGAGTATAGCAATATCAAGTAACCTATCTAGTGGTTTTAAAAACTCACTTTCACAAAGCATTTAGAGTAAAAGAACATTAATATAATAGGGAGGCGTAAAAACCTCCCATTTAAAACAAAACAGAAATGAAAAAACTACAAACATTAGTATTGATTTTAGCGCCTAGCTATTTCATCGTCAGATTATTAACCGGATTAATTTTTAACGTATAATGAGCAAGACACCAAAACACTACGACAATGGCGCAAACTACGACGTCATAGATATAGCAAACGATTACAATTTATCTTTTGCTAGAGGAAACGCCGTTAAATACATTGTAAGGGCCGGAGTAAAAAGCCAAGAGACAGAGATTGAGGATTTAGAAAAGGCGATTACTTGTTTAGAAAGAGAAATTAATAACCTAGAAAAAAAGAAGTTATGTGTATAGTTGATCACGAATTAAACGAGCATTTAGATTCTTTGGAGGAAAAGAGCGAATGTATGGAGTGCGGTGTTGATGTTTCTTTAGGCAAACACTATTGTTGTTTCAGTTGTTTAAACGCATCCAATAGGTAACGGTATTGATAAATTTTAGTTGCGAACTTAAAAACATAAAACAAATGATTACACGAGAAGAATATAATAAAGCCTTGGACATTATAGAAGCCTATCATAAGCAATTAAATTTATCTAATTTTAGGCATCTTCGTGAACAATTAAGTCCCGAATTAGATAGAAATGATTTTATTGAATATGTAGGCGGTTCAGAAAGCCAATTCCTTACATTGGGAAATAAATACCGTTTAATTAGAAAACCTGACATAAGACACAGGAAAGTTGTTATAGAAAATGACGCTAGTAAAAGAATGATAACAAATAAGCGGTATTTTAAAGGGGATTAATTGCTTACAACGCTTAGTGTAAGATGCGCCTAAATGCTTTCTAATGACTACTAACCTACGTTAAAAACGTGGGTTTTTTTATTTTGTTATCTTTACAAATATGGATAGCAGTCAAATCGGATGTTTAGCTGAATATAAGTTTGCAACTACTGCAATGGAACAAGGCTTTTATGTTTCTTTTCCTTTACTGCATACCTCAAGATATGACTGCATAATTGAAACGCCTAAAGGGTTGTTTAAAGTACAAATAAAATCAGTTCACAATCACAAAAATAGAACAAGAGTTTTTTTAAGAGATACAAAGAAAAATTCATACAGTAAAAAAGACGTAGATTTTTTTGCTATTTATTACAGAGACAAAGACGGATTCTTTATTTTAAAAAATGACGGCAAACGAAAATCATTTGAATTAACATCGTCTAAATATTCAAAATATTTTAATAACTTTGCAGAACTTTAAATGTTTTCAATTTTGTTTTCCAACGAAAAGGCGTCACAAACTAATGTGGCGCTTTTTTTTTATCTTTACAAAAATATTCATAATATGAAACTAAAAATCAAACAATCCATATTAAAAGGAGACAAGCGTTACAATGAGGGCGATGTTATAGATTTAGACGCAAAAACTGCTGATAACTGGATTAAAAAAGGTTTAGGATCTAAAATATCTAAAAAGAAAGAAAAGCAAAAGTTTGAAACAAAAGAACTAAAGGTTGAATATAAAGAAATCAAATCAGATGAGGCAAATTAAAATAAACGCAACTACCGGGAATGAAATATTAACGGCTCAAAATGTTAAAGACTACGTTCGTATTGATACAAGCGCAGATGATAATTTAATTACTGCAATGATTTCTCAGGCTAGAATATGGTGCGAAAATTATATTTCGAGAGATATTGTTCCAAAAAATAGAACGTACTACTTAGACACAACAAATGGTTTGTTTGATTTACCTTTTGGGCCTATTGCTAGTATATCAGAAATAACTATTGACGGAACGGCTACAACTGATTATGAAATACTTGGCTTAGATAATGAAACTATTGAATTAGATAGCGGCTCTGCTGAAAAAGTAAAAGTTACATACATAACAGTAGGAATAAACGATTCTCTAGTAAAACAAGCGATGTTGCAACTTATATCAACGTATTACGATAATAGGGCGGATTTTACAACTCAGCAAAACGATGTCGCAGAAATACCAACATCAACAAGACAAATTTTAACGTCTTACAAAACTATGTTTATTTAATGGATGCGGGAAAACTAGATTCTAAAATAATAATAAAGCGATTAGTTAAATCGTCTGATGAATTTGGCGGATATAATTCTACTTTGTCAGAGGTTGCTACTGTATGGTGCAATTTAAAGCAAATTAGCGGAGATATAAGCGACAAACTAGGTAAAAGAACACAAGATGTTCAGATTGAAATAATAATGCGTAAAAACACCGCAGATTTAATTCAGTTAGGAGATATATTCACATTAGAGGGCGGTACAAAGAATTATCGTATAAATGAAAAGTATGAGTTTGATTTAGATTTTTATACTAAACTATTAGCAACAAAATCTCAATAAAATGAATATTAAAATCGACCAATCAGATTTAGCTCAACTTAAAAAAAAGTTAGACAATTTAAGAACATTTGATAAAACAACTCTTTCAAATGAACTTGGAAAGACTGGTGCCGATATTTCAAGAATTGCAAAAAGAGCTGCGCCGGTTGATAAGGGTACACTAAGGCAGTCAATAAGGTATGAAAAACAAGGCAAAACTGTTGAGGTTATAGCCGGAGCAAAATATGCGCCTTATGTAGAATTTGGAACGGGTGCTTTTGTAACTTTTGACGATATGCTAGAACTAGGAATACCAAAGAGTTATGCGGCACAGTTTAAAGGCTCAAAGCAAGGTTATATGAAACCTCAGCCGTTTTTCTTTGGCTCTGCTAGAATAGGATTAAAAAAATTATTAACTCGTTTAAATGGCGAAATTAAAAAAGCAATAAAATAAGATGTTAGAGGCGATTCATTATGTAAGAAAATCAATTATTGCAAAATTAAACGGCAATGTTTTAATTAACAATGTCGCCGTACCGGTTTACAATCGTATTCCAACAGACGCAACCTACCCATTAATTAGAGTTTATTCAGTTTCAACAGACGAAACAAACCAAAATCAACAATCGTTTATAACCGAAACAATTACACGAATTGAATGTATTTCAAAATTTTATTCAGATGATGGCGGACAATTAGATACTAATTTAATGGTATCGCAATGCTTACAAAAACTTAGAACTAGGTCAGCAAACTATATTGATTTATTGCCAAACGGATTTAATGTTTACACAAGTGAAAACAATGGTGTTACTTATTTAGAGGATGATTTATCAGATTCAACTTATTTTAGAGGAATAATTGAACTATCAAATAAGATTCAACAAGTAACTCCGGTAATTGTTTCATATACTGATCCTCTACAAAGCGAGTTGCAACTAGAGTACAGAAATCAATATACAGATAGAATTATAGCAGATGGAGGACAATATGAATCTATTGAGTGCATTGAAACCGATATATTATACAACCAATAAAATAATAAAAAAATGGCTAAAATAACCTATTCAGCAAAATTTGACAATGTAACCTCAGATTTACCGTCAATAAACAAAGTGACTGCTGCTGATATGAACGAAGTAAAAGAATCAGTAAATGCTTTGTATGATTCGCAAGGTGGTTGGGTTGATTATGAAGATTCAGCGACCGCAGTAACTCCAATAAATTTGACTGCAAATGTTTGGACAGATTTAACAAATGATAAGGCTGGAAGCGGAACAATAACAACATATAAGCCTAGTTTTGTAAGTGGCGAATTATGGAACTCAGCCTCTAACTCGTTAGATTTTTCTGAAGTTGGAGCCGGTAGAGTTATTATTGTTAGAAACGATTTTGATATAACTGCCGGAGCATCTAATACAAGACTAGACGCACGTTTATATTTTCCTGATACTGGAAAAACTATTGAGTTTATGCACGATAATATTGCAAATAACAATGATTTAGTAAGGTATTCAAGAACTACTCAATTATTTACACATACAGACGTTTTAACAAGTGGTTGCAAAATTCAAGTAAGAGTTGATAAATCAGGAGCAACGGCAACAGTTGAGAACTTTTTAATTACGCTTATATCACATTTCTAAAACAAAACAATGCGACAAATAAACAAAATCATCATACATTGTAGCGCTACGCCAGAAGGTAGAAAAACAAGCGCCGAAGAAATAAAAAATTGGCATTTAGAAAGAGGTTTTTCAGATATTGGTTATCATTATATCGTACATTTAGATGGCTCAATTTCCTATGGTAGAAACATTGAGAAAATTGGCGCACATTCAAGAGGACAAAATAAAATGTCGATAGGCGTTTGCTATATTGGAGGTTTAGACGAATGTTTAGATCCTAAAGATACAAGAACGCCACAACAAAAAGAAAGTCTTTTAATCTTGCTAAAAACACTAAAAAAATTACATTCTAAAGCGGTTATTTATGGCCACAGAGATTTTAGCGAAAAGGCTTGTCCGAGTTTTAATGCGTTTGATGAATATAAATTTATTGAGTAATGGCGAAGAAAAAATTTAAAGACACAAAGGTTGGTCAATTTATACTTAAAAAAATACCTGGATTTGTTGGCGATATACTTCCACAAAAGGGAGTTTTAGGAGTTGTTAAAAATTTAATTGACAACGAGCCTGAATTGACGAGTCAAGACAAAATACAATTACATAATGAACTCATTGAGTTATATGAGTTAGAAGTTGCAGACAGAGATTCTGCTAGAAAACGAGAAGTTGAAAAGGCTAAATCAGGAGGCTTTGACTTTATGTTTAATCTAACCGGTGTTATTGGATTAGGCGCTTTTGCTTTTATTATTTATGCAATTGTTTATTTACAAATCCCGGAATCTAATAAAGAAGTTTGGATTCATTTGATTGGAATTTGCGAGGGTATTGTATTATCTATTTTTGGTTATTTCTTTGGCTCTGCGGTTAGAAAAAACAACTAACTAATAAAGTGTTTTAATTTTTGTATTTTTGTTTTTAAATTACAAAAATATGTCGTTAGCGGATAAAGCAAGTCTTTTACTTATACCAACGGGTTACAAATCACAAAAAGTTTATTCTATTTTCCCTACTGATGGAGTTGGGGATTTTGATTTTTCACGATCTAGTAGCGCCACAAGAATAGCAAAAAACGGATTAATAACAACTGTTGCTGCAAATGTTCCTAGACTTGAATATCCAATGATTGATGGTGTTGTAAATGGATGCCCTAGTCTTATTTTAGAGCCACAATCAACCAATATAGTTACTTATAGTCAATCGCTTACTGAATCAATATATGGTACAAGTAATGCAGTTATATTAGATAATAACGTAATATCTCCAGACGGAGCATTGAACGCATCAAGTATTACTGACTCAAATGGTGGTGGAACAAATGTTACTCAAATTTACTTGCCTAACTTATCAGTTGATACGTCATCTCAATATACTTATTCAATTTTTGCAAAAAAGAAAGGTTTAAATTATATTAGTTTACGAGTAGCGCAATTTACAACTCCAGCAACTAGCGATTGTTTTTTTGATTTAGAGAACGGAAGTGTTGTATCGGTAGCATCTGGGTATGATTCAGCTAAAATAGAAAACTATGGAAATGGTTGGTATAGATGTTCGGTAACTTTTACAACAGATGTAGCAGATGCAAGTGGTAATTTAGTGGTTAGATTAAGTGAAGACGGAATAAATACTGCTAGTGTTCCTCAAGATGGAACAAGTAGTGTTTATTTATGGGGATGGTCTTGTGAAAAGCAATCTTATCCAACAAGCTATATCAAAACCAACGGAGAGATTAATGGTGTTACTCGTTCAGCAGAAACTGCTAATGGCTCTGGAGATGCAGCTACGTTTTCTGACTCAGAAGGTGTTTTGATGGCAGAGATTAGTGCGTTGGATAATGATGGGAATTTCAGAAGAGTAGGTGTTTCAGATAATAGTGTAAGCGATAGAGTTATTGTAGGATTTACAAATGTTTCAAATCAAATACAAGGTTTTGTTTCTTCTAATGGTAGTGTGGTTTCTAATATGAATTATACCGTATCTGATGCTAAAACTAACAATAAAGTTTGTTTAAGATATAAACAAGATTATCATTCACTTTGGATTAATGGTTTTGAAGTATTAAAGACATTAAATGCAAATACTCCAATAGGTTTATCTGATTTAAGTTTTGATAGTGGTGCTAGTGCCGAACAATTCTACGGAAAGACCAAACAAATACAATACTACAATTCAGCATTAACAGATAGCGAACTAGAACAACTAACGTCTTGGACATCTTTTACAGATATGGCACAAGGACAATTATACACAATAGAATAATATGGCA